AAGCGCTTTGTATTCGCCGGTAACATCATCAGCAAGGAAAGCACCATCGTGAAGGCCAGCCGTGTGGCTGACTTCTTCATCAAGGTGAATATCCTGGACAAAGACGGCAACCCCAGCTGGAGCCGATACACCAAAGAGCAGGTCGAATACATGCTCAGTAAGATCAGCTACGCCAGCGGTCAGAAAGAATACTTCAACAACCCCATTAGCGAAGGCACCGTGTTCAAAGAAATGAAATGGGACAAGGTGCCCCCGTTATCCCGCTTTAGATTTCTGCTCTGCTACGGGGACCCTTCGCCCAGCAACAGCGAGAACAAAAGCGGCAGCTACAAGTGTGTGGTACTGCTCGGCCAGCTGGACGGCGTGACCTACGTCATCAACTGCTTTTTAGACCAGGCGGGCAATAAGCGCTTTATCGAATGGTTCCACGATCTGACCGAATGGGCGCAGCGCAAGTCGAAGAACCTGCCGCCCATTTTTTCCTACATGGAGAACAACTCCCTGCAGGACCCATTTTACGAGCAGGTATATCAACCCCTTATGAAAGATGTAAGCCGGGAGAAAGTCAACACCATCTACATCTTACCGGATGAGCGCAAGAAACCCGACAAATTCACCCGGATAGAAGCGAATCTGGAGCCCCCGCATCGACAGGGTGCCCTGATCCTGAATGCTGCCGAGCGGGAAAACCCACACATGAAACGCATGGATGAACAATTTACCCTGGTGGAACCCACCCTGTCGGCCAAAGTAGACGGGCCGGACAGCGTAGAGGGAGGGAAATGGGTGATTGAACAAAAACTGATCACTTACCAGGCCACCGGTAAGCAATCTAAAAAAACGAGTAAAAAACGCTACTAATGGCATTCATCGCAAAAGCAGACTTTAAACTTTCCATTCTCACCGACGAGCTGGACCAGATCGTGCGTGAGGATGATACCGTGATCGATCAGGCCATCAGTGCGGCCGAGGCTGAAATGCGCGCCTATCTGTACGACTCCTACGACGTAGACGCCATCTTTGGGGCCAGCGGGGCCAACCGGCATCAGCTGCTCGTTAAGTTCTGCGTAGATATCGCCATCTGGGCCATCGTAGCCAGCACCCAGGCCGGGCAGGACCTGGACGACCGCAAAGCACGCTATGACCGCGCCGTGAACTGGCTCAAGATGGTCAAGAAAATGGAAGACTATGCAGATCTGCCACTGCGGGAATCTACCGTACAAACCCACATCCATGCAGGATCGGGCACCAAGCGAAACAATTATTATTAGGAACCATGCCCACGGGGCTCAAGCAATATCATGGCTAAGCGAAAAATAGGAATCAAGGATCAGTTTTTGAGTATCGTCCAGAAGTTCAGAGGCGGCAGTAAAAAGTACGTGATCAACAACGTGACTGTACGGCCACCCAACCGGCAGACGCAGGACATTCAGAACTGGCGCAACGCGATCAAGCACGCAGAAGGCTACGCGCAGCAGCGGTCGAAACTATTCGATCTGTATGAAGATATGTTGCTCGATGGACACCTGCAGGCCGTACTCGCCAAGCGGGTAGAGCAGGTTACCAATCGCCGGCTGGTCTTCGTGCGCAAAGACGGCAAAACGGTGGACGACATAACCGAACTGGCCGAAAAGAGCTTTTTCGAAGAATTCCTGGTAGAGGCCATGAACGCGAAGTTTTGGGGCAACAGCCTGATGGAATTATTCTGGCCGGCTCCGGGCTCCGATGAGACAGGAGAAACCAAGCTGATCCCGCGCAAGAACGTGAAACCCCGCTGGGGCATCGTCACGGAAAACGAATTCGATCTGGATGGTATAGACTACCGCAGCGACAAGTTCGGAAAACGAGTGATCGAAGTAGGCAAGGCGGAAAGCCTCGGCCTGCTGATGAGCGTAGCCCAATACGTGATCTACAAGCGCGGCAATTTCGGCGACTGGGCCGAATACGCTGAGATATTCGGTATCCCCTTCCGCTGGGCCAGCTACAACAACGAAACCAGCCGCGCCGTGCTGGAACAAGCACTGGAAGCCGCCGGGCCGGCCGGCTACGTGGTAGCGCCGCAGGACGCTGATCTGAAGTTTATGAACGGCAACCCCAGCGGCAACGGCCAGATGGTATTCTCCGCCCTACGCGAAGCCTGCAACGAAGAGATCAGTATTGCCGTGCTGGGCAATACCATGACCACCACCGAAGCCAAAAGCAGCGGCTACGCCCAGAGCCAGACCCACCAGGAAGGCGAGAATGAGAAAAACCGATCTGACCGCCGCTACATCCTGCGCCTGCTCAATGAGAAGCTGACGCCCTACCTCAAAGATATCGGATACGCCACGGACGGCGGTAAATGGGAATTCCAAGAAGAAGACCACCTCACCCTCTCCGAGCGCATCGCCATCGATATGCAGGTGGCCAGCAAAGTGCCGATTGCTGATAGCTACTGGTACAACACCTATGGCGTAGACAAGCCCGACCCCAGTGAGCTGCGCGAACAGGAAGATGAAGACGAACCAGACGACGAAGACGACGAGCCCACAGACGATCCACCCGGCGGCGGAGATCCGGACGGCGACCAGGACCCCCCGCGCGAACTCAAACTCGATACCCCAGGGCCGGACGACGTAGAAGACGACACCGAAGATCGGGACGGCCCGGATGATGTACCTGTAGTAGAAGACATCATTGGCTTTAACCGAGATCCGGATGAAGAAAATATTGTCGTAGATGACATCTCGGGATTTTCCGAAAAAAAAAAGGTAAGCCAACCCGATAAGATCCTCGCCTTTTACGACATACACGAGAATGGCTGTGAGTGTGGCAGCTGCATACAGCTGGCCGAACTACCGCCGGTACGCTTCCGTAAGATCCCGAACAAAGTGCAGCGCCAGGTGGCCAATCGGGTATACCAGGGAGACTTTCAGATAGATACTGATCTGCACCGCCACTACTACCAGCGATTTCGGGAATATGCCCGCCTGGGCTTTGCCCGATCCCTTTCCGATCCGGACGACTGGGATGACTACGTACTGCAGGAAGGCATCAAACGCAACATATCAGAGTTTGCCGCCGTCAAAAGTAATGCCCTCATCGAAGAGCTGCGGCCGCTGATCTCTAAAAGCCGACAGGAGTATGACAAAGCTGCTGCCCGCATCATCAAGCGATACAATACCGTCTACCTGCAGGCCGAGCTCGTCACCCTGGAAACCGCCGCCCACACTGCCGGGCAGTGGGCTGACTTCATCGACCGCGCCGATCTGTACCCCAACCTCAAATACAGCACCGCCGGAGATGATCGCGTGCGCCCGGCCCACGTAGCCCTCGATGGAGCCGTGTACCCGGTGAACGATCCCTTCTGGGATGCACATACGCCACCCCTTGGCTGGCGCTGCCGCTGCACCCTCATCCAAACCGACGAAAAAACCGTACAGCGACCGGCGCAGGAAGTACGCAAAGGCTTCGGGCGAAACCCCTACAAAGAAAAGGCGCTCATTCACCGCAACCATCCCTACTTTGAAATGTCGGCCCCACAGCTCACCGAACTACTCGAATACGCTGAGGTGCTGCGCGCCACCATTGAGCGCCAGGGCGTGCACCAGGCGGCTAGTAAATACGTAGGTCAGCAGATGCCCATCGATATCGGAGCCGCCACCATCACCGCCGAAGACCTCGGGCAGATCCTCAGCTCGGAAAGCCGGCAGATGGCCGTTCGGAATTCCCTGCTCGCTGTACTGAGTCTGGTACTGCGGGAGATGAACAAAACCGGATACGTCTCCGGTTCGCTCAATCCGATCTATGAAGTGAGTCTGCTGGGCGAAGTCTTCCAGCTTTTCTTCGAGCAGGAGGGCGATGCCTGGAAACTCGTAAAAGTGGCCGCCCAATGAATCCCCCGCAATTTTTCCGTACCCTGCGGCGATCCATCCCGCAGCTCAAAGCTGAGATAGCCCGTAAGGTGATCGCCGTGGAGGCAGCCAGATTTCACAATGATAACTTTCGCCGCCAGGGCTATGCCGATACCGGCGTGAAAACCTGGAAGCCGAGAAAGGATCAGGATACTACGCGCAGCCTGCTGGTGAAAACCGGACGCCTGCGCCGCGCCGCCACCGCCGGCCGCACCCGTGGCAATGTGGTAGACTTTGTGATGCCCATCTACGGCAAGGTGCACAACGAAGGCGGCCGCGCCGGACGGGGCCGAGGCTTCCGCATGCCCAAACGGCAATTTGCCGGGCCGAGCCGTGTGCTAAAAGATCGTTTTAAAGCCAAGGCTCAAACACTCATTAAAAACCGGTTAAATCGCATTTAATGAAAGCTTTATTCACAGCTATCCAGAATAGATTGATCAGTGAAGTCACTGAATTGAAAATGATTGATTTCGATCTCGGCCAGACCGATATGGAACCCCTGCCGCCGATCGACTATCCGGCCGCGCTCATTAGCTTCGGTGAGTCCCCGTTTACCGATCTGGGCGGCCGCACCCAGCAGGCGCAGGCCATGATCATCGTGCGCCTGGTGTTTCGCGTATTCGAGCGCACCAGTAGCGTGGCCGCCAGCCAGTACCGCGCCGTGGGCCTGGCGCATCTGGATATAGTGGATAAGATCAAATGGGCGCTGCACGGCTTCGCGGGCGATGATTTCACCCCCATCTCGCACCGCAGCTTTGCCACCGAGCCCCGCGCCGATCTGCGCGTATATACTCAGATTTTTGAAACCTTGCTGACTGACTCGCCGCCGGCCGATCAGGTCAAGTATATATCTTGGGGTGATGCAGGCGGATCTGGTGCCGGGCCGGATCTTTGCGCACAAGACGAAGACGGCAATCCTATAACATAATAGCAACATGACCTGGGAACTATTTTTTGAGAACTGGCACAAGATCGTCGGCATGATCGTGCTCCTGGCTTCCGTCATCATCAGCCCCATCGTGCTGATCCGCTGGCTACGCACCCGGAACGAACTTTCCGAGATCCAAACCTTTATAAAGAAAAACCGCGTGATCCGGGAAGAAATAGCCCGCATCAATGAAGAACTGGACAGCCAGGCCAGCCGCATCCGCGCACTCGAAATGGAACTACATGACGAAAAGCTACACAACCGCGCACTGACCGCCGAAAATGAGCAACTGAAAAAAAGCAACCAACTGCTCAAACAAAAACTGGAGGCATGCGAAAATAAATAGAGCTATGAAACGGCAATTGAAAGAACTAAAGGAAAGCATCGATCTGATCATACTGGATCTGGAGGTGACAAAGATCAAGATCCGGGAGCTGAAAGCCGAAGCGACCGACCGGACGGAGCAAAAAAAAAGCCCGACCGAAGGGGCCGGGCCGTCTGATCCGAAAGACATCAACTAAGCCTCGTGGGCCAGCTTGTCTATCTCGTCTTGCATCCACGGGCGAAAGAACAGCAGCACATAGTGCATACCCGTCTTCCCGTCTTCCGTGAGGTTCGGTGCGCGTAGTAGTTCCATCGTTACATCATGCAGCGCCAACCGCAGCTGAGCGAACTCTTCGGCCGTGATCTCCTGCGCCAGTTGATA